TCTCAAATACCCCTAGTATCCTCGCTAATCCCCTCGACATTAACCCTACGTTCTTGAACTCTATTATCTCCCCCCTCTTCATCTTGTCACTACCTCAAATATCACTATCGCTAGTATCACCACCAAGCCCACCACTACTAACCCATATCTGTCTACTTCTAGCTTCATTTTACCTGCTCCGAGACTGGGAATTTGGGAAATTGTGTTCGGGGGTATATCCTACCTTGTGTCTCTGGTATTCTAGGGGCATCCCCCCCCCCTCCTACCATGCTCACCATAGGGGATAGTATTACATTAAGTGTTTAACAGTCCGTCGTCCTGGTCAAGTTCTTAAAAGAAAAGACAACAACCCGGGGGGTAGGGGGGTTCTTATCTACTCTTCCTCTACTCTTCCTCTACTCTCCCCCCCAAAGTGCGTCACTAGGTTACACTACTTTATTTGAAAGGTGCTAACGAAAGGTATTGACAAGCTGTAACATATGTGGTAACATATGTAGTATGTAGTAAGTAACTTAACGGGAGGTTTTAGGTATGGACACAGATTTTAGGACCACAAGGCGCAGATGGATTAAGCTCTACCCGACTGAGTCGATAAACGGGAGCATACGATACCAACTAACCCCATCGGAGAGGGGCGTCTGGTATGACTTGCTATGCTTTAGCTCATTGTGCAGCAACACCGGAGACATCTCCGACCGTGATGGCAATGAGTTCCCACAAGGGTTCATTGCTAACCGGTTAAACATTCCAGCACCCTTACTCAAGTCAACTCTTTTGAAGTGCGCTCTAGAGGGGCGTATAACCGCGGACGACCACGGCCTACACATCACCAACTGGAATAAGTATCAATCTGAGTATGACCGCCAGAAGCCGTATCGTGAGACTAAACATATCAAAGAGAGCTTCGCCGAGATTGTTTTATCGGGCCGTAAAGCCAAGCTGAAGGAAGTCTCCCCTGATGAGTTCGCTGTCGTGGATTACAAGGACGAGAACGGAGACGTCCACCACACCCCCGACACTATCAAGGTCAAGGGGCGACACCCATCTGGCTCCTTGATACTTGACATCAACTCTGAACCCTAACCAGAATTACTTGCGTTAGGTTGCTCCCCCTCTCCCTCTAAAGGAGAGGGGGCTGGGGTCTGCTCCTGGTAGTCGTGTGCTATCTCCAGAGCATCCGCAAGTATCGGCCTCGGCTTTTTGTCTAGTCCTTCAGCACTCCGAGCGAGATCACCGTAGGTCATAATACCGCCACTATGTTCAACCTTCTGCCTTGCCTTGCCTATAGCATGGTCAATGATATACTCGCAGGCACGTTGTCTAGACGCTGATATGCGCTTGCGTTTACCTTTACCGTGTTCAACAAGGACAAGAGCGCACTCAGGAGCGGCGGCGTCTAGGTACCGCTGGGTATTAGCGTTGACCAGGTTTTTAGGTATAGACATAAATAGCCTCGCTAAACTAGAATCAGATGGGCGTAGTCTCAAACCAATTGAGATTGCGTCAGGAAGTCAAGCTAAGGGTATGATAAAAGCTGGTCAGTTAAAGACCAGTCTGGTAAAGGACACACCCGGGGCCGAGGAGGTCAACCCCGGGCTACGAAGAAGGGGTAAGAAACAAGCCGCCGGTTATGTCCTGGCGGGCATAGTAGGCGACCTATATAATGATAAGCACAGATAGGGGAAGTTGTCAAGTCCGGGAAGAATACCCACAAGGTTGAGGCTAGAGGTGGGTAGGAAAATATATTTTAGTTACCCTATTGACAAAGAGTATCATTTGTGATACACTCTCAAGTAACCAGTTAGTTAGCTGGGAATAGAAGAAGAAGGAGGAAACATGGACAACACGAAGACGCAGGAGCTTACCCGGCACATGGGGGAGCTGGCCAACCAAGTGGTGACAGACACAGAGAAACTAGACCTATTCTCAAAGCAATGGAGTAATGGCTTCCATTCTTACAGTTTTGGCAATATGCTGCTGATATTCTTTCAGAAGCCAGACGCCTCGCTATGTGCCGGCTATCATACTTGGCTTGACAAAAAGCGATATGTCAAGAAGGGCGAGCACGGTATATCAATACTGGCGCCGATGTTCTTTAAGAAGACAAAAGAAACCGAAACCGGGGAAGATGAAGAGGTTATCGTTACACGGTTCCGGGCAGTATCAGTCTTTGATGTAAGTCAGACAGACGGCGAACCCCTGGAACTGGGACACTCAGACAAAGTGACCGGCGGCGATGCCCTTAACCTGGGCGAAATAGCCGGACTCTTTGACTACCCGGTTACCTATTCTAATGGTATAGAAAACGGCTCGACCGATGGGAAGACAATCACTCTTTGCGACCGGGGTAACCGGGCCAGCATCATCGCAACTTACTTTCACGAACTGGCTCATTGTGAATTGAAACACCTGGACAAGGATAACTCAGAGCGTGGCGGAAGGGATAACCAGGAGCTCGAGGCGGAAGCAGTCAGCTATATTGTATGTGCTACCCTGGGCATTGAAAACCAGCGTAGCAAGTTCTACATTGGACAATGGCACGGCGACCGCGAGAAGCTAGGCAATAGCGGAAGCCGTATCATCAAGACGGCGGAAAGAATAGTTAGGACTATTGAGAAAGCACCGGCACCGGCACCGGAATTTACAACGGCGCTGGTAGTAGTATAAGGAGGCAAGGCAATGATTATAACTAAGTGCGACAAACAGTGTATCTTCGTCAATATGATTGGCTATTGCTGCCTTGACGACCACCACACAGAGACAAAGCACACCGAGGCACAATGCCAGCGAGGGCAACTTCTAAAAGCTGAAATGAATAAGGAAATAAAAGAGGCACAGGAACTAGCCCGCAAGTCATAGACTAGGGCAAAGAAGGAGAGAGACTATGTCATACGATTTATTAGCAGAGATTAAGAGGGCATACGCTGACAATCAGGATGACGGCAAGAGTTTTGATGAAACGAAGCATATCCGTAATCTTGACTGGGTAGCGGAAATACCAGTTAGTGGAGACAAGTTACGTGAGGCATTAAAAGCCACCGGTGAAGGCTATAACGACTTTGAGCCAATCAATGTAACTGATACAATTCTCACAGTAGACCCTGAAGCCGAGGTATATGTGGCTCGCAAAGGCTCAGTGTGTCTGTATATCAAAACTGACCTACCACACCATATGATAGTCGCATTAAACGCTGATGAAGGCGATATACAGCCTGATGGTTTAGTTAGAATCTGGTGGGATTAGTTAGCCCCATAATAAACTAAGGAGACAAAAATGCACATCGAAATCAAAAACAGGTGGACATCTCAAATCATTATTAGTGGGGATTACAAGTCAATAAAGGAGTGCCTTGAGAAAAATCGTGGCAGCGACCTGCGTTACAGCGACCTGAGTTACAGCGACCTGAGTTACAGCAACCTGATTGGCAGCGACCTGAGTTACAGCGACCTGAGTTACAGCAACCTGAGTGGCAGCGACCTGAGTTACAGCGACCTGATTGGCAGCAACCTGAGTGGCAGCGACCTGAGTTGCAGCGACCTGCGTTACAGCAACCTGAGTTGCAGCGACCTGCGTTACAGCAACCTGAGTTACAGCGACCTGAGTTGCAGCAACCTGCGTTACGGCAACCTGAGTTACGGCAACCTGAGTTACGGCAACCTGAGTTACAGCGACCTGCGTTACAGCGACCTGATTGGCAGCAACCTGAGTTGCAGCGACCTGATTGGCAGCAAAAACTACCGAGAGTTGCATGATATATTTCAGGAAGTTGTAAGGCGGCAGGCGGTGTCAGTATTTTTAGATACTGAATGGAGTGCCATTGCTCAAATCACAATCAAAAGACTCTGCTGGAACGCGATTAAAAAGCGGTTCTCTGATGTCATGCCCCATATCTTTGAGGTGCTGGCTGAGGCAGGCTTTGCGGAATGGCAAGAATACTGGAAGGAGATAAACAAATGAAGTGCTGGAATTGTAAGAAAAAGGATATTAAACACGCTTGGAGAGTTCCAGTTATAACTAGAGGAGTAGAGAAGTTTAGAGATTTTTGTGATAACTGTTACCAGAAAGTAAAAGAGGCACAGGAACTAGCCCGCAAGTCATCATGATTATGAGGGAGAATAAATAGGAGGTAAGAAATGTTACATACTACATTCAGGAAAGCAAAAACGGCAGAGGCTTGTATCGAGAGCTACAAGAAGTTTGCCAAACACAAGGGGGGATTAAGGAAATGGGGTAAAGATACTCCGTTCGGGCTTGATGAAGTCCTTGAGGTCTGTGGACTTAACGATGCCTTATGGTGTCTCCAGATTGTTACTGAGTCTGCAGATAGAGAAATCAGGCTATTTGCCTGTGACTGCGCCGAAAGGGTATTGCCACTCTATGAGAAACAATATCCCAATGATAAACGCCCTCGTCGGGCAATAGAAATGGCTCGTAAGTTTGCCAATAGACAAGCCACTCAAGACGAATTGGCTGCTGCTTGGGATGCTGCTGGGGCTGCTGCTGGGGATGCTGCTGGGGATGCTGCTGGGGCTGCTGCTTGGGCTGCTGCTTGGGCTGCTGCTAGTGATGCTGCCCTTGCTGCCCTTGCTGCTGCTTGGGATGCTGCTGGGGCTGCTGAACAAGAATGGCAAAAAGAGAGATTATTGGAAATGATGAAAGGAATAGTTAGCCATTAGTTCCCATTAAGAGACCAGGGCAAGAAAGGGAGGTAAGGGTAAATGAGACGTGTTTGTGCCTGGTGCAAGAAAGATATGGGAGAGAAACCACCATTGGAAGATAAATCAATAACTCACGGAATATGCCCGGAGTGTCTTAGAAAATATAATTATTCCCGCAAGTCATAGACTAGGGCAAGAGGAGGAAACAATGGAAAGTTACATCACAGAACTAAAGGGACTCAAGGCATGCCAGGAGGCTATAGCTTGGTTAGAAGAAGGTAAGTATAAGACACTCAATGACGCTTGGCAAGTCTGTGAGAGGGGCGACTGGATGCTCTGGCTAGTTGGCACACTATCCTATGTAACTAAAGACGACACCAGACCACTAAAGGCGATAGAGATGGCCGAGGCTTGGGCTAACGGCGACCCAGGTATATCTCTATCTGATTTACGAACTGCTGTCGATGCTGTCGATGATGCGGTCTATGCGGTCTATGCTGCGGCCTATGCTGCCTATACTGCGGTCCATGCTGCCCATGCCACTCAAAGTCAATGTGCTGATATTGTCAGGCAGTATTATCCGACAGCACCAAAGCTAACCCTTAGAGGTTGACCACTATGCGAAAATGGTATAAGCAACTCGACACAATCTGCCGGCAGATATACTGCTGCTTTGACGGTCCCGACGGCCTAGTAATCCAGACCGATATAGCCACCTATGAAAGCTACTACCAGCGGCTGGGTTGGGAATTGCTAGGCAGGGCTACTCCTCTTCCATGCTTCGACCACATGGCCCATCAAAAAACTACTCAGCTAGTAATAGAGCAACCGGTATATGAGGAGCCGGTAATCAGACAGCAAAGACTATTCTAAAAAGGAGGGTGAAAGAAATGAAAGCACATCCAGCCAAAATAAAAGTCTATCCGGGGTTTGAACTGGAGAAGATTATACCCATCATCAAGGAATGGTATCGGCTTATGGGCGAGCCCATCTATGAAGAACTAGATGAAGAATGGGAAGGACTAAAGAAAGGAGAAGGCCTAAATGACTATCAGAATTGATATGGATAAACTCGTTTCAATACTGGAAGAGATAGCCTCTAACCCGGATGACCTTGACTTGTATAAAACAGCCGAGGAAATCAGGGAGATGGTAAGGAACGAACACGCAGAGGACTTGGAGATAGCCGACAATATGAAAAGTTTCTGGGTAGAATCAGCATCAGGAGCGGAAAGGGGGTGAATAATGTTTGAGGGTAAGTGGCAATCAGTGGTATCGTCTAACATCGCAGCTATTGGCTATAAGACTTACGATTCCGACATGAAGTGCGACCTGTTCGTGAGGTTCAACTCTGGAGCCGAGTATACCTATCATAATGTGCCGACCGATGTGGTCCAGGAGTTCCTTGACGCTGGCTCAAAGGGTGGATTCTTTGCCGCCAATATCAAGGGCAAATATAGCTATAATAAGATGGCCGGGTGAGTGAGAGAACGCACAGGATTGAATTCTAGCCTAGTAAGAGAAGCCGGGTGATTTGATTCCCTGTCAATCACACTCGGCTTCTCTATTTATGCTCTATCGCCTTCAGTAGATACTTGCCCCACCAGCACCACAGAATAAATCTAATAATCGTGGCTTCATCTCCTTAAACTCCATCACTTCAACCCCTTATATTCTTTCTATGGGGATAGGTTCATTACGCTTTGAGATAGAACATCATTATTGCTTAGAGATACCTCGGTTCCCTCTGCTAAATCTAGTTCATCTTCAACATGGTATTTAGGAGACCACCATCGCCTTAGCATAACGCTAGCCTTACGGAACGGCTTGGTTCTAAATGCCTCAATTAAATCATCAGGATAGAGGTATCCTGTCTTGCGGAATAAGTCACCGAGCATATCGGCGAACTCCTTCGGTATGTCGGCATATTCGTTGTAGCCGTTTTCATAATAAAACTTGGCTGCCCAAAAGCAGGCGTAGCATACTGGGCCCGCTGCCCATTGGTGTCTGACAGGTTCTAGTGGTCGCCGACAAGTCTTACAAGTTTGTTTCTTCAAGCCGTTTGCATCTCTGGGCATAGCTCTATTCCTCCTTTTCCTCTTGAGCTTTGGCGATATGGTTTAGTTGCCTTTGGCGAACTATCCGAAGGTAGTCTCCAATTGATTCTGATTGTTGTGGTATAAATTCTCTGCCATCACCTTTAACTTGGCAGACCAAACCAGCAGGATATTTTCTCATAAAGAGAGGGCAATAGTCGTAAGAGTTATAACGGTAACTATGCGGAATATCTAATTTTAGCCCTTCAAACAATGCTTCTAATCGCCAATCATAATGTAACCAAGTAGCTTGCTCCCACTTCTCCATGTCTCTTTCATCGGTCATAGTGTCTGTCGGTATCGCATATAACCACCAGCCCATGTAAATCCAAAAGGGGTTATATTCTGTGTAAATGTAATAGAGCTTATCTTCAGTAAGCCAATCGCTCATATTATCTCCTTAAACTCCATCACTTCAACCCCTTATCCTTTCTATGGGGATAGGTTCATAACTCATCTTAACCTCAAGTATTGGTGGCCATCTTTGACATACTGGCTATACGATACACTCTTACGATTCTGCCCCGATACATAGTATAGAGCATTACGGATACGCTGTGCTACTTCTTTCGTTTCAAGATTAAGGCACTGTGCCATGTGCTCGATAACGAACAACTCATCGGCTGGCTCAAAGGCATAGAGGAACTCCATCATCAAGCCAGCCACCCCGGCTCTCTGAATTCTCAGGTCAAGTTCCGCGGCTATCCCGGCAGGTGTTTCCCATTTAGCCCCAGCTCTGTATGCTGGCTGGCTGGACCCGGGCTGATTGATATAGCCACTATCCCCGGGCTTTGGTGGATACTCCCCGGACCGTAGCATCGGCAGCATAGGAATCAACCAACGCACTTGCTCTTTTGTGAAGCGAGTTACGGCATGGGGTGAATACCATTCTGGCTCTTTCATTCTACCTTCCCTAATCCGTTCCAGTTCAATTCCTTCTCCTACTCGGTGCTTGCCTTATGAATTTATCATAGTCTACCCCGGCGTCAATATCTACCGGCCTGACCCCGGGCAGCCAGGGATGCCACTCACAGTCGGGAATCTCAAAGTCCCAGCCGTTAGCTAGTGCTATCTTTGCCAGTCTTAATTGTGCCTCCGAAGAGAGGCAGTGCCACACCGGGAGAGCGTTAATCATGGTATTATCAATCCACCTGGGCTAACTCTGTCGCCAGGTCTAAACCCTTTCCTTGTTGCTTGCTGTGCCTGCTTCTGAGCTTGCTGTAAGTAGAAGGTGATACCAGCAAATTGAGAATCGTGGACCGCACAGACTCCAAACTTGGAAGTGAGCGACTTGTTGCGTTGACATCCAGGAACCGGACAGGGATTTTGTTTAGCCATCTTTGCCTCCCATCATTTTATTCCACTTCTCAATATCAAACTCAGTCTTGATATCTTCTTTGATACCTTCGGCTCTATGCTGTTTCACTTTATCAAGGAAAGGTTGCCACACCTTCACGATTTCATTACACAAATCAAGAAAGGGCAAAGTAGGAAGTCTAAGACCGACTACCGGAGCCTTGCCCATCTGAAACTGAAACTCAAGGCTATCATCTTCCTGGTGATAGTTGAAGCGGAACTCCATCTGTATCATGTTCATACCATTCTCGCTTGAGTAGCAGGCGTAAGGTATAAGTCCGCCGCCCTGCGGAAGTCACGCCTTCTGATGGCGTCTTCAATGAGCCGTCTCCTGATTGACTGTGCATATTCCTCAGCTTCTTGCCTAGTCCCCACTATAAAGTAGCCGGCCGGGGCTTCAGTGCTAGATGCCACCGGCAACCCCTCAGTTATGAGTTCACGAATCACCAGGCGTATAGCCCTATCATCCTTGTAGCCAAACATTCCAGCTAGTTCCTTGCCAGTTATCGCCTGGCTTCGCCCCTCATGTCTAATTAGTATCCGCTTGAGTTCCGCTTTTATCTCACTCATTCTTTACTCCTGGAGCCGGATGGCATACTCCACATAGCCACAGCTTCTTTCCCATATAGTAATCACCAGGCCAATACCAACTATCAATATGGCAGGATGAGCAAGGTCTATCTGGTCGTATCGGTTCAGACATCGGGGAACTCCTGTCTGAGCTTACCACTTCGTGTTCTTAGTAACTTAGCATAGACATTATCCTGCCACTCGTGATGTATTAAACTTTCAAGGTTGTTTTTTAGAAAGATTGGAATACCAGCTTTTGATGCTGCTTCAACTATCGCCGCCACCCATTCTATCTTCGGCATCGTGGCTTGCTTGACTGGGGTTTGTTGCCCGATGATTACCCAATCAATACGAACTCTATGAAACCACTCATAGATATTACTAACTCCCCAGCCGTTTAAGTCTAATAGTGGCTCAAAGGAAATAAACTTTACCCTAGCTTCAACTGGGTAAAGTTGGTTACAGGCTTCAGAGAATGAAGGGTAATCAGTAGCACTTACCCCCACCCAGCAATTCTCAGGGAACTCTATCGGTAGATTCTCCGGTCGTTTGGTGAGGAAGATATGAGTATGTTGCGGGAATTGTTTTATTATCGTGAAGGTATCCCGCATCCATATCTCTGGCCAACCCCAGAATAGTTCCATAGTTGAACCCCAGAAGATTTTGCTTGGCTTCTTGACTGCCAGTAATTCAGCGATGGTAAATCCAGGGTCGGTATATCTTATCTCTGGATTCCACTTGAACCGCTTATACATCCGTCTGGCATAGCAGTAAGGACAGGCCATCGGGCATAATCCCTTAACAGGATTTATCGTGTAATCGCACCACTCAATTTTAGTCTTCATTCCCCAATCTCCTCTATGATGTCGTTAAAGACCTTAAAATTTCCATCAGTATTTTAAGCCATCCCTCAAAGGCGTTCTTCTTAGCCTCAGCCCATTCTACTGCTATTTTGAGTTCTCTATTCGCTTCAAGTATATCTGGCATCCTTTACAGTCCCCCTCTTGACAGAATACATTTGGCTCGTAGATGCAGGGCTTCCCTTTGTTACTCACGATTCAGTACCCCTATCACGTCATCTACTGACCTGACTATCGCATACCGACAGTTAAGTTTGGTAACCAGCTCTTCAAACTCTTTCTGCTCCGGGCTTTCTTTGCCGATTGAACTCTTGCACTCGATGAAAGTCACGAAGGATATGGGATGAATGGCATGGATACTCTTCTGTATTGCGTGAAACATCTGGACCTCACCCCCCTGGATGACAATAAAGTCAGCCGTCCCCTTGCCGGCTCCCTTAATCCGGCGCCGGCTACCGCCTCGCTCTTCTATGAAGTCCCCGGCGTTAAGCCGGCAGAACCATAGTTTACCCATAGCCTTTATTGTCTCTAGGTATTCGTTGACCGCATATTTAACTTCAGATTCGCTAACTTTTATCATAGTATTACCTCAGCCCTTCAGGCTTGCTGGCTCGGACAGTTTAGGTGGGAACCGCCGATAGTTTAACCACACACCAGCAAGCTATTATTCTATTCTGTTGTCTCCTTTATTCTAAGTCAATCATCTAGCCAAATCTCCTCATCAAATCCTCAACCGGAGTGGCAAAAGCCGTCTCTCTGATTCCTTTAGACATTATTGCCTCCTGTAACTCTTACCTTCCATTTCAAGTTGAGAGCCTTTTATCATTTCAAAGAATCTGTCAAAGGCGGCATCCCCAAGATGAGTCTTTAACTGGTCAGCGTTCAGGTTAGCCGTCAATACCATTGGAACTTCAAGGCGGTATCTGCCGTCTATCAGGGCAAAGAGAGTCCTTTGCAGGAAACGTAGGTCCCGGCGTTCTTCCTTGCCCACATCATCCAATATCAACAGGTCACAGTAAGTAAGCCGTTTGATAATATCATCTTCGCTTTCCCTCATCTTCTGCTCCTCATTGTTGAAGCTGTAAGTAGTCTGTATAGCACGAAAGAAATCTGGCTCGCTAGCAAAGATTATTCTTGGACAACCTCTATCTCCGCCGTTCCATCGGTCTATAATGCGATGAACAATGGCACAACTTAAATGGGTCTTGCCCGTTCCAAAGGATTTTGATTGAATATAGAGTGATGGGATGCCGATAGGTCTCTTATCAACGGGGAAACTGTTGGCATACTTCCAACAGTAGTCAAAGGCTTTATCCTGCCAGCCTTTCTTAAACGTGCTAAAGTCTTGGTTCATAAATTTGGCTGGGATTCCGCAGGTTTTACGATATTGAAGTTTCATCTTGGCTACCTCAGCTAGTCTTATTACTTCTTCCTCCTCCTTACGCATCTTATCTCGCTTGGCAATACAAGTAGGACAATTCTTATACTTCTTAATTGTGCCATCAGCAAACTCCCATACCTGAATTTCTATGGCTTTTCTACCGCAATCGGGACAGGCTCCTGATTCCGACTCGAGCCGTTTAGAGTTCCAGATATTGTGTAGCCACTTTTTACCTTCTGGGGTCAAAGCCTTTTCTTCCATCATAGTTTCTTCACACCCTGGTTATCCGGGCTAACTTCCACTACTGGATGTTCTTTACGCCAGTTCTCTAGGCAAGCCTCTATGTATTTCATCGGAGAGCGGGCATTATTCTTAACAGCCTCGTCAACGGCTTTCTCGAACCAGCCGTCCAGGTAGTTGTCGGCGTAGTCAATCATCTTCTCAAGGTCTACCGGAGTAAGCACTCTCCCAACCTTGTCCTCATAATACGTAACCATCCCTGCAACTTTCAGGTCATCAGTTACTATATCTTTCTTGACCGGCTCCGGCATACTATCCCCAGGGCGGCGTGGCACACCGGTCTTACGGCGTATGTAAACATCAGCAACATTGTCAACGAAGTGCTGCGACCATATAATCTTGCGTTCCCATAGTTCCGCGTCTATACTGCCTACCGAGGCAAGGGTTTCAAGTATCTTCTCAGCCTTTTCCCCCGGCACATTAGTTTCTGTTATCAGAAACAGCCAATTGTCCGAGTTGTTGTAATCAAAACAGTGTCCTTCAGTCTTACCCAGGAGTTGTAACAACTTAAACCAAAAAGCATAGCCATCGTTCCCATGCTGACTCTGCACAATGAAGAGAGACTTACTGTTATTACAGTAGTGAGGAAAATAATCGACTGTCTGCTTCTTTGGTCTAGCCATTAAGCCTCCTAAAACTTACCTCACAAAGAAGCGTTGCTCTCAGAATGTCATTAGTTTGTCTTATTTTAAGCAGACTATCAGGGTCTTTCTCCCAAAAGGTATATTCTATTTCTCCGATAGGTTTATATCCTTTTAGGGATACTCTCCGATTTATACTTTGCTTCAACTCGTCTTTCACAAAAGTATAATAATCATCAAGCCTATTAAAGGTAGATGCAAATTCGGGTTTTATTATATGATTAAGAGAGACAATTATTCTATTAGAGTCAATAATGCTTCCCATTCCGTTTACCTCTTCACCACCGAGTCAGAACTGGCGCTCTGGCTCGGTTCGTCAGGGGGTAAACCTGATCTATGCAAGCCCTTTTTCAAAGGCTTTCAAAATCTCATTATATTGCCACACCTTGAGTTCTTTCTTGAAGTCCCGGATATTCCACTTCTTTTCTTTATTACAGAACGCAGCCAAGTCAGTATATCCGATGCCGGTATCATTCATTAGCTTTACCAGATTTGTCACTTGCTCATCAGTAATCGGAGTCTCATCCTTCTCTGGCTCAACTTCAGAAACAGGTTCGACAAGAGGGTCAGAAGATTCAGCCAATGGCTCTTCCTTTGCCTTACCCTTCTTTGTTTTGGGCTTCTCTGCTTCTATCTCTTTGACCTCACCCTCGATAATCTCGCCAGTCCCAAGATTCACCTTACCAATATCAGGTATGTTAGCATAAGCCTCATCGATGATATCAACATTCAGCGGCAAGGCATCCGGGGATAGCCGCCCAAAGGCATTGCGTTCGCTCCGGATAAAGGCCATGTTCACCTTAGTGTTTCCTTTATCCGTTCCATAAGGTTCTTTGTTCTTTGGCCACTTCCCATAGCCGGGAGCCTCAAGCCCATCCTTAGTGCGTAACTTGGTAATGGCTACGATATTCTCAGTATCTACCTCGCCGAATACTCGTTTCTGCTCTGGCTCAGTCATCAATCTAGGGGTGTCATCAGTGTAGGAGTAACTCCCACGGATCAGTTTCCGGGTAGCGTTAATACCTAGCACTGTGGCGTAGTTTTCCTTGCCAGACTTGTCTTTGAATGGAATTAAGTAAACCTCCCTCATCAAAGGGTGTAGCCCGAAGTCCTTGCATAGAATAGCACATCGGATAATCTCATCCTGCGGAGCTTTAGGATAGACTAACTGAAGAATGTGCATCGCTTGGCTTTGGGTAAGTTGTCCCTGTCGTGGTATAGTAGCTAGTGCCTGCATTCCCTCTTTTCCAATTTTTTCTTCCATTTCTACCTCCCTCATTAGATATTCTCTATAATCGAACTTGCCGCTCTTTACGGCATTTCGTTTTGGTGCTATCGTGCTGTGGTCTGAGTTAGAACACCTGATCACATAGCCGTTAATCTTCCAAGCTCCACCCCAAGCCAGTGTCAGAATACCCCCACATTCGTTGCATCGGTATTCATCTACCATTCGCTTGAGTTGGTCTTCGGTCAGGTTGGCATCGTAAAATGGCATCTTCTCTCCTAGATATTTATTTCGGTAACATCTATTCCTTTCGCGCTAAGGCAGTCTATAACGGCAAGCCCCATACCCCAAGCGACGACTGCTATTTCGTTCATTCCAAACTCCGCTAAAGCGAAGGCTGTATTCTCACATATCTCAGCAATACTCTGACCAGTGTAATCATACCTTCTATATTTAGGTGGGGTATCTATTCTCAAAATAGTTTGCTCACTAGCGTAGCTACCCACTTTAAGAACTGCGGGAACATCTAACTTTTTTATAGGCATCTTTTTACCTCTAAACGGACATAGTAGGCGTAGTCCACTTTCTTGGTCAGCACGCCATACGCTTCCAGCCCTTCCTCAGTGAGCAACCCACCCTTCAGTAAGCCTTCCAGAGCCTTGACATTGACCGAGTTCTCAATGACCGCCGGGGCATACTTCGGATAGTTCTCGATGAAAGGTTCAGCATGGTATTGCTTTGTAGCCCGGGAATACTTCAAGGCGTATCTCTCATTGTCTAAATCCTGGTAACTTCCCTGGGCGTCAATCATGCCCTTGATTTGAGCGGTAATGTCGCCAACAAGTCTTTGCTGTGCCTGTAACTCCTCATACTCCGGGATAGCCTTTAGGACAGCATCAAGGGTATCGGCTTTTGATTGAGCATCGTGTAGCTCTTTCAGCTTCTCTCCGATTTCAGGTGGGTTACATAGGTTCACAGCACTGGCGGAAAAATCTTTAGCTTTTGGCATATTGTTTTCCCTCCTTTCTTATTTAATCTCTTGGGTCAGATATACTTCCAGCGTCCAGTATTCCCTTAATGGTCTCTCGCTCCTGTTCGCTGAGGCAATCTGGTATCTTGCCATTGAATTTGTCCTCAAGAACTGCGAGAACTGCTACTCGTAAAGTTGCCCCTGTAGTCTCAAAGCCAGCGATGTTCACTTTGTATTCGGTATCATCGTCTATCCCGGTCGGCACATGGATACTAAGGTTATCGCCCTTCTTAATAACAATCTCCTGCTTTAAGTCGTTACTCAAAACAGTCCTAACCTTTATATCTTTCCCTGCCTTAACATAGTGCTCAACCCTGCCACCTCTGACTCTCATATCCCCTAGCGTTGGCTCGGGTTCAGCCTTTGCTTTTCTCTCCCTGGGCTTATGCTTGGCGTCCTCTTTTTCCTGACACTCAACGCAGATATCCTTCCCGCATACCGGGCAGGTATGGAGTGTCAGCCTCCCCACGATTTCCTTCTCGCACTTGTCGCAGTATCTAATCTCTATCGTTTTACTTCCCACTTGTTACCTCCTTCCGTTTTTATTTCCCTTTACAACTTTTTGGCTTCGCCTAATTTCCTTCTTGCTTCTTCTATTGTCTTGGCAAACCAGTAAATGTTTCCTTTCCACCAGACACGGAAGGGTTGAACCTTATCGTAACTAACTTCCACTATATCGTAACTAACTTCCACTATCCCTGTTTTACTTGTTTTTGGCACGAGCTACCTCCCTCCTTTATTATTGACTTAGCCGATTCAGATGACCTTCTTTACTCTAAGGACTAACTCCTCAAGAAACCTCTTCAACCCACCAGATTTGCCATCCTGTGAAGTCCCAGCAAGTGTCAGGACAAGTTCTGGGAAAGCAGCGATAGCCCTGGCGGTGAAACTCCTATTGGCCGGCACGAGTCCCCCTTTAATCTTCGCCCAGCCAGTCCGATTGTGATAACCCAGTAGCTCCGCCACCTGTGTATCATTCAGACCACGCTCTTTCTGTATCCTTTTTACCTGTTCTAAGTAGTCCATGCCATTACTGTATCACAAATGCTACTACTTGTCAAGCCCCCTAGCCAACTATTTTTTACAAAAGAAAAAACCGCCCCTTTCGGGGCGGGTTAAGGAATTATACTTATAATGTATATGGAATGGCTAGAAATCGTTTCTGTGCGGTTTAGGAAGGGCTAGAACACTATTCCCCGATAGTTCTTTCGCTGGCTGCTTCACTCCTTGCCCTTTCGTATAAAGGGCAGTTTCCAAAAGGGCATTTGTTTTGGTCTATCTTCTTTTCAAGATAGACCCTGATTTCTGCCAGTCGCTTCTCCAAGCTAATGAACTTTACCCACACCGCAGTAGTCTGAGAGATAATTGAAGTCAGGATGATACCAAGCAAAACCAGTATTACATCAGTGTCCATGTCAGACTCCTTTTATCCAATACAAGAAACTTCAACATAGAGTTGAGTGCATCTCTCATAGTAGAATTTACTACCTTGTAATCTAATCCCTGCTTCCAAGGCGTTTATCTCGTCCCATGTCCATGCCAGTCCGGTATTCGGATTAGTTGTCCAAGATGTAGTTATTGTTTGATAGCTACCTATGGCCGTGCTCACTAAGTCTCCATCATAAACTACTCCATGTGTTTTGATAGAACAGCCAGCTAAGGGTGGGGCTTGGTCTTTCTTTACTCTAGCTATGACAAGCACTTCGGAGATAACTCCACCACTGAGGCCGGTAGTCATATCATATAGGTCCCTATATGTGGCTGGAACTCCACCAGTGGCCGGAGTCTCAACATAGCTGGTATCGTCATCATCTACTAATACTGCTTCCCAGTGCGTAGCAGCTCCGACTAGATTAGGAATGTTAGTCTCACTGCCGACTCCGACAGGATACATAAATACTATTATTGGCTCGGCTGAAGTATATCTCTCGTTGCCATTATAATCGCCATAATAGAGATAAGTTCCATGGACTGTAATACTGCCAGCAATTCTCGTATCTCCTGTCAAAGTTCCTTCTACATTGCGCTCATTGCCATCATTGTCTACCCAATAGAGATAAGTCCCCTTGACCTTGAGATTCCAAGTGGTAGGAGTGTCACCTGTGGCGGTCCCGGTAATGAGTTGCTCAGCATCATCGTTGGACATAATGCTTAACTGTTCGCCCTTAACCTTTATTGCTCCTTTAGTCATTACGCTGCCTCCGAAGGTATCAATAGTGCCAGCAATACTCTCGCCTTTCGGAAGTAGGCATCTTCATACAGGTCAAGGAAGGTCTTGAGAGTCTTATCTCGGTATGCTATTTCGTTATCAAGATGCTCATTCAGCCAGTCTCCCAGTTCTTTAATCATAATATAGAGCTGGTCGGTACTGGGGTGGAAGGTCGTATCAGCTATCATGGCTTCTCCCAGTAGTGCCGCTGCCCCGCCGAAGCCGATGTGCATATTGAACTGCCCTGGCTTATAGTAGCGAGTAAGGAAACCCACATTGCCAGCCCTGCTATCACCAGCCCTGCTATCAGCAAAGTTCACATAGTCGTAAACCTCTTGCCCCAAGTGCATGAAGGCTAGGATACCAGAACCCTTTTCATCAGCCATCTGTTGTTTGGAAAGATAGGCTGCCGCTAAGGCCTCGCACTCAGCGTCACTCGTAGCCCTGACATAGTGCGTTTCCTTCTCAAGCATATCGGTCAGGTCCGCGCTAGCGCCTTTGGCCCAACCAGAGTAGTCGTTAGGCATTGAGGGGTGGCTCTTGAAGGTGATGTAGTTCGGTGAGACTATACTGTTTCGTGATTCCTTGCTGAAGAAGTTGTGATAATCCCTACCAGAGACAAGGCTGTATTCCGCATCGTAAGTGGTGCCGGAAGTTGTTGGCGAAAGGACATGAAGTAATCCATCATTGCCAGCACGGATAACGCAGTTGGTATAGAACAGAAGTTGTCTTATCTTATCAGTTCTGCTTTCATTGAGATTTATCCTGAAGGCATCGGCAGGGATGAAAGCGTTTATCAGGGCATCTTCACTGTCAAACACCAACCCATAGGCAGGGTAGTCATCATAGACCGTTAGGGGGGTAGCCGAGTAAGAGTAGCGGTAGACGGCATCATAACCAGCCTCATCAACCCAAGCGCCATCGTAGAGCGTCATATACTCGCTTGCCTTGACAGTCGTAGAGTTGTAAAGGAAGCTCACACAATTAAAGACATCGCCCCCAGGGAAGTCGCAAGTAATCCTGAACTCTTCGCTGGTCAGGATTTGGACTGGCGTATCAAAAGTAACCTCGCACCAATCGTAGGAAGTCGTCAGATTGATGGCATTGCCCCAGACCTTTGTCGCCACATCCTGGTCCGTTGTCCTATTGATAATACGGAAGGTTATCTCGCCAGTGGGATTGCCTACCTTCTTTAACTTGAAAGCGAGTTTGGTTATCGTTCTATAAGATATGGTCAGCCTTTGCCCAGCGTAGTAATTGTCAGCAAGGTAGATAGCCTGGTCGCTGTCATAGACCTCTTGGAAATTCGTGCTTTCAGAGGCAGAATTGGTGAGGCATATAATCTCGTTCAGCCAGTCCTTGACTGTTCTGGTATCCCCACTTTCAGGAGTGTAGGAATCGGTTGCCTTGTGCTTTGCCATGCGGTCGAAGATACCCTCAAAGTTAAGCTGGCACTCTAACCTGTCTGGATAGGATTGCTTTTGCTGACTTACCACCCACATAGGAGCGGTAGTCTGCCATTCCTCGCCAGCCCGGGTAATCAGACCATAACTGAATACAGCCTTGTAGCCATGAAGGTCTAGGGCGTGAAGGGCTTTATCGCTGTCATCGAGAAGAAGGTTAGCCTTGTGGCTGAAATGCCGCTCGGAGTGGGAGAGCTCCTTTATCTTGGTCTTGGTGTATTCGTATTTAGTGGTGCCGTAAGTGAGGACACAACGTATAAGAAGGTGTTTGGCAAGTATCGTCTTGCTTCTCTGCGCCAATAGAAGTGAATTAGAAAGAGTGTTCATTCGTTACTCCCTACTCGTTAATTCCTGCTACCATATTGAAGTGGCCATGAACGAAGGTGTGATATGAGGTATCTAGGATGTCAACCTCTACCTGGTAGTCGCCCTCGACAACGGCGGTCGTGGTGGTGTAGAAATACTCATAAACGCCGGTGGCCGTAGCACTCATGGCTGCTTCATCCACGACAACGGTGCCAGCAGGGTTCTTGATGCTGATAGATACGCTGGTCGCAGCGACTAAGGCTCCGTCATCATCATAGACATAGCAAATAATACGAATCGTCCCACGTCTTACAAACTCCGTCTGAACACGTATTGCCATAGGCTTACCCTCCTGAGGTAATAACTTCGCCTCTGCGTTTCTGGGTAGTAACTGCATTTCCGCTACGCTTCTGGCCAGTAATCACATTAGCCATCTTATAGCCAGCAGTTATGACATAGACTTTCAGCACTCTACCAAAAGAGCGCCAAGTATCCCACACGCTCCACTTCTGGTCAAAATACATCTGGTCAAATAGTGGCATTTAATTCCCCCTTATTGAAACACCATTGTTCTTCCCTTTGGGATATTGGTGATACCTCATGTGACATTCGCCACACCAATACTCGATATTTTTCGGGTCGTTGTTATTGTGATTGCCGTCCAGGTGGTTCTTCTGTAGCTTCCGATACTTCCCACACTTCTCACAATTCCCCATTGGCATAGTCCTGCTCCCTCTCGTAATTTTGTAACCATTCAGGAACTAGGGCGATGACCGGCGGCTTATCCTTCTGGAGTCGCCTCATCCGCTTTGCCCTTGCCTTTCTTCTCTTTGCTGGGTTCACGTGGCTTTTCAAATCCTTCCTTGATGAACTCACTGACCTTCTCTCCATTGACTCTGAATAATCTAGGGCAAAGCAGGAAACTTTCCCTTGTGTTCTGGTCTGTTATTTGCTCCTTGAGTCTTTCTTGAAGCCAGTCATACACGCCTTCCCCAATCTCAATGTAATCCTTCCCCTCTGCCTCATCAATGGCATCGGCAAGACGATTACCCTGGATAGAATCATTCGCCGTTCTGAAAGGCAGATTATTGAGAATAGTCCAGAAGACATGACGAGTCTCAGTTGACAAATCTCCACTGATGCTAATAGGAATCTTGATTGCCTCATTTTTCCTACCAATAATCCCTTTGTTACTGTAACGATAAATCTTTGCCATTACACTCTCCTTCTATTTATTGACTACCGCAGTCAAAGCGGTAAAGGTGTCACTGATGGAATCATATCTGGTTTTAGCCTGAATAGCCAGTTTTGTTTTTATATCATCTGGTAGGGGTTCACCAAACAATTCCCCCTTCCTCAAGGCTCTTACCAAATCTATTGTCTGATTGACCTGTCTGTTCAGGTCTTCCAGATGTGCCTCAATAATTTCTAAGTCCACAATATCCCTCCTTTAGTTCACCTGTCTATATCGGCAAACACTTCCAGCCAGAACCTTGACCGTTCCTGTAGCTTCTGCCTTAAATCTTAATGTAAATGGCGTTGAGTTGGCACCATTTACCAGCACACAATCAATCTTGGCTAGCAGATTTAAGTTAATGGTATCTACCGAGACTGAAGGCGTGCCAACATCATAAGCCCTTGATGCCATCATACTATCGCTAGCATAAAGCGTTAGAGCGATTGGAATGTGAACATTCATCACATAGGCTACTGGGGATGCAGGACCATTACCAGCAAATCCAATGCCTGTGCCTGCAGTATCAGACCGGAATATCAACCACGCCTCAATGATATATGTTTTGTTAGCCAACGGAGTGAAGGTCAAACCCGTAATATCGGCAAAACTGGTAGTGGCATTAGTTCTATCAACAGTCAAGACAACAACATTCTCACTCTCGCCACCGCCCCCAGCGTGAGAATGTAGACTGGTTTGACCACCACCTACTAATACGTTTAATTGGGCAGCAGTAGCTGTAGTAATTGGTGCTGCATCTTGAGTAGTCTTTACAGAATAAAGCGTCTCTGCCATTTAATTCCACCTCGGACTAGGATATTGAATCTCTCTCATAACGAACTCCCTGCCATCAGGGAATTGAGCTACAAACTGGACTGTCTTTCGGTCTGGCTTCCTCATAACCGATTTGAACTCGGTGCCATCAGGGAACTGGAAAATTGGGCTATCTGGCTCAGTCGCTTCCTGAGCGAAGATGTCTATTGTGCCATCCTGAAAGACGGCGGCAAGGTCGGTCAATGTATCTCCACCAACTACAGAATAGATTCCTACTAGGTCTGCTCCCAATGCTCCAGGAGCTGCCATTTCTTTTAATCGGACATAGCCAGTATCCATTAACAAGTTTTTATCTATCCAGAGGTCACCAGCACCTGAAAGAGTCATAGCCTTATTCCAAGTCCCTAAATTCATCAGATACCAAATAAACTTACTATCTTCAGTACCGGAAGTAGGACTAGTTATACCACAATCAATCTCTCCATAGTCCTGACTATTCCCACCACTATCCCTCCCTTGATAAAGCATATAACCCACAACATCATCCACTTCGGGAGAACCAGATATAGTTAAAAGTTTTAACCTTGCCCCATCAGCAGAATCTTGCGTAGACTGAATAATTAAACCACTACCGCTACTACCAGTATTTATTTGAGCTGTTCCAGTTCCAGCATTAAAGACCTGACCATTAAGAGTTAAAGCACCACCAAGAGTAACTGCTGGAATAGTCCAAGTTCCACTGGCTGTCCAAGTGCCTTTGGCTACTGAGGAATCAAGAGTCTTGCCATCAAGTTCCTGTGTAGCCCCAATAAGGCAGACTGTATCAGCTCCCACACTAGCCGGGAAGGAGATTAGACCGCCACCGCTAACTTGATATAGTGAGGCTAGGACTGGAGTGGTAATCGTGCAAACATCTGTAGCCCCAGTGGTTAGAGTAATAAAAGTGGTATCGTTAGCAGCAATCAGCAGAGTATTACCATTGGTTGAGCCAGAGGCAATGATACTTCCAGCCGCGAAAGTCATATTGCCAACGGCGGTAAAGACCTGGCTTCCACCGGAGACAGCTCCCCCTAATGTTATCGCTGGTAATGTCAATCCAGTCGTGCCAATCGTGCCGTTGATAGTTGGTGAGGTCAGTGTCTTATTGGCCATCGTTTGTGCTTTAGTCTTGAAGGTAAACTCATCCACTACACTGGCAAAGTCGGGAATGGTCAAGGTCGTAGCCCCTACTGTCTGAGAAGTAAGAGAGATATTGACCAACTGCCCATAGGTCATCAGTAAAGGTATTGCTGCGGAAGTTGCGAGAGAAGTAGCTGAGGCAACACCTAAAATTGGAGTAACCAATGTTGGTGTATTAGATAAAACAACGGCAACTGTCCCTGTGCTAGAAGTGACCCCAGTTCCACCTATCCCCACTTCCAATACGCCTGATGCGAAAAAGGATGTAGCTGAATCGCCTGAAGTTGCCACGGTGTTATCGCCTGTGTTAGTTCCGCTAACTGAAGCATCCAAAGGAACTGTCAAGGTTTTGGAGGTCGTTCCGCCAGCTATTGTGAATCCAGTAGCAGCAGCAACTAAAGTTAATCCGTTGACAGAGGTCGGTGTAATGACGCCTAGTGTAAAGGACAAAGCACCTGCTGTATTGGTTGCTGAAACGCCATTGCCTGTAGTTACCGAGCTAACTAAAGTTCCTGTAGTTGGCAAAGTAACACCGGTCGCAGCAGTTACAGTCAAGGTTGTTGCAAAAGCACCAGTAATTGTCAGCGTAGATGCTACATTATTGGCAATCCCAGTCCCCCCATAGACAGGACTAACCACGGTCGCCGTCCAGCTTCCAGTTGTTATTGCCCCTGTGCTGGCAGTTATCACTAGACCATTTATGCTCGTAGCCGTTGCCACTCCCAAAACTGGGGTTGTAAGAGTCAAAGTCCCTGTGCTAGAAATAGTTACATTCTGCTGGAAGGCAAAAGCTCCAGTGGCATAATCCAGAACCTTTGAACCAGCGATAAAGAAGTCAACCGATGCTCCCGAAGCAGCCATAAGTGCCGTATCTCCAGCAGAGGCATCGGCAAAGAATATCATTTGAGAGTGTCCGCCCTTGTTGACATAGAGAGCAATGTCACCAGAGGCAGTAACATTGGAAACCATCAAGGAGTCGGCAGCAATCGCCTGAGTGACAGGAGTGCCTATCAAGACACCAGTCAAGGCAGTGTTAGCATTTAAGGATGTGCTCCTGAGCAGCATGGCTATGTCGCTACTTGTGCCGAACTTCACCATCTTGTCATCAGCCAGCACCACTTCGCCACCAGTTATCGTAGCCTCAATCGTGTTGACGGCTGTATTCAGGTCAGTCATTGACTGAGCCGTGATATTCAAAGCCACATAGGATTTATTGGCATGGGCAGCACCAGTAGTGTTTTGCTGTGCCCTGGTGACTGTGAGAGTATCCGTAGAACGATTGGTGCAGGACATTATCTCATCGTCAATAGTAATGTGGAACGGATAGGTTGATGGGAATCTAGCCCCTTCACCGGCAGTCACAGTAATAGTAGTAATAACATCAGTAATGGCAGCAGCGAGTTTGCTGTATGCCCTATTCTTTATCGTTAAGAAAGTGGTAGCCATAATATATCCCCCTAGTCTCTAGGATAGGTTTCCGATGGACGCTTTACCGCATGATGGCGAAGTGCCGCCCTATACAGTCCAAGTTGTTCTCTTCCCCACTCAGTCATTCTCGGCCCCACATTGACACCCCCGACATTCAGGGCATTGAGCAATTCCCTGCCCCGGTTCATAGCGGCTCGAGCAGCCACTCCCTGAGTTAAAACTACCTCATGGTCTGGCTTGAGAGTAGAAGAGGCATCAGTGAGGGTATGCTTCTTGTCGCACCATAGATGGACTTCCTCTTTATCAGATGGCACTATGTTCATTAGCATTGTCAAGGTATCACCAAATCTTTCAACTTCCCTGAATTGCTTTGGGTTATAACTCGGTCTGGCTATCCGGTATTCGCACCGCCATACCCTGATAAGATTGCCGATATTACTGAGGTCAATTTCCTTAGAGTTTGATGCAGTAACTATGGTCAAACCTACAGACTTGCCAACGACATGAATAGCAGCCGTCGAGCCTTTCTGAGCCCGGCTAACAGTAAAGGTATCCGCTCCTGGCGTCGCAGTCACCGAAAGAACCTCATCCTCAATCGTGATGTAGAAAGGGAAAGTGGTCGGGAAACTGTCATCAGAAGCCACGACTAAGGAAGTAGCCGATGCTGATAGTTCCGTAGCCACTGTGCTGAGGGCATCAAAAACCGTAACTTTGACCTCATTAGGCATCTTCTGTTCGATTTCACCGAGCGTTAAGGCAATAAGCCGGTCTAACTCATCGTCTTCCCACTCCAAATCGACACCTTCCACAAATTCATCACGTAGAATATCTCGAACAGAAGTCCTTATCTCAGACTTTTTACTAGCCATAGTTCAACTCCTTTGAGGTTATCGATTGAAACCCCGGACGCTGAATGTCTCATCCGCTCCCTGAGCCGCCCCAGCCCTTATTCTAAGGAACTGATAGCCCCCGATGCGGAATGTTACAGATACTTGAGTTACCGCAGCAGTAGTGGCGTGGGCAAAAGAGCCGGTCGCATCGTCATCAAGAACATGCTTGATTACAGGTACTTCGTCTATTGCCGCCCCTTTCTGCACCCAGGGATTGAGTGTCGCACTGGTGATTACACTATCGCAATGCACAGTGACAAACTCGTAGTCTTCCCCCAGGTCTACGACATCTGAGAACTGGTCAACATCATCGCCAGTGAACTCAGATGCCCGGTCAATGTCTATCGTTGCTGTTTTCCATGCTCCGAATTTCATAGTAATTCCCTCCGGTGTTAATTTCCTCTTGGTATTTTCCGTCCCCAGGCTTTCTCAGCCATACCATAGGCTTGCCCCGCTGCAGCCTTCTGGTCTTTGCCCTCTTTCTTGATGAGGTATTCGATGGTCATGCTGATTTTGTGACGGACGGAATCCAGTGACTCGCCTTTCTTGATTGAATCCACTGCTAAAGGCATATCACGCCTCCCGATACTTTAGATGTTTTTTACCTACTTTAGTTGTTTCTCGGTGATTATAGGAACATTGAGTGCAGAAGTATTCCCCCTTACCTGGCGGTCTTATGGCTTCTGGTTCTGGATTTGGATTTGTCTCGACCGCTACGGCAGTCTGAGTGAGCAAGCCTTCAGGGTCGGGGTTCTCCTGTGGAGTCGATGGTTTTACAGTCGCATCCTCTACATAGGATAGGACAGGTCTGGCATCACTTACGGCTTGAGCTTCGGCGGTTGGCTTCGCCTCTACCCTATCTGCGACAAAGTAGCCATGACCACACTTCGGGCAGAAGTCAGACCATTTCAGTTTGCCGTTGGCGTCATTTGATTTCTCACTTGCCTTCGGCTCCACTTCCCTGAAGTCGTAGTCACAGGATTCACATTTGGTTACTGGCCATTTTAACTCTACCATTACACTCTCCTTAGCGGAGAGGGGGATTTGTTCCCCCTCTCCTTTGAACTTCTATTGTCTGGTTACGGATGAGCAATCATCAGGAAGACAAACGGAGCTGCCTGAGCACCACCAGCACCCCAACTGAAAGTCCAACCAGCATACTGGTCGGAATGGTTCAAGTCCACGGTGGTAATTTTTTCTATTGAACCATCGTGCTTGAATATGGCATGATGGTAGCCAGCAGTGCCGATGTTAGCTTGAGAAGTTACCCAGCACTGCCCCCATGTCTGTAGCCACACATACTTACTGGCGGCAGCGTAGCAAGTCGCCAGTCCGACTTTTGGCATCCACGCTGCGGTAGAATCAAGCACAGCAGACCAAGGAGATGATGTAGCTTCTGCATACATTGAGGTAGTTAAGGCAGCCGGGATAGCACCATCTAGTTCAAGAACACAGGTGCCACCATTAGCAGCGACAGCGGCATTAGAGATGATGCCTCTAGTGAACTGAGTAGTCGTTCCTGTGAAGACTTGGACACTGCCACCCTTCAGATAGTCTTTCGCAACAACACCACCAGCAGCGATACCATCAGTCGCACCGACAGTAATGGTAATGCTGGTAGCATATTGGTCAGCCGCAGCGCCGATAAGCTGATATGAAACCTCTTGCTTATACGATTTGCAGGCTGCCATACCACCCTCAACAGCAGCAGTAACATAGGCATAGTAATATGCTTTACCGTTATAAGTGTAGGCACAACCTATGTCATACTGCTGGGCGCTATCCGTCTTGCTCAAGTCAGGGATGTTCGTATTGGGAAAATTTGGGCTAGGTGGCAACCAGATTGTTCCACCATTCTCCAGTCGTAGAGTCTGTTGTATGTTCAATTTTCTTTACCTCCCTTAAGCTGTCGGTGCAGCATTGGTAATGTCGGTGATTCGACCTACCGCATACTTACTGCCAACGATTAGGTTCGTATAAGCAGCAAGACGCATCGCCTTACCGATATAGCCTTCGAGTTTATCGAAGTATTCGAGGTTGAAAAACTCTCCGTCATTTTCGGTCTTACCAAACGCTACTTTAACGCCGGGGTCAATCTCCCCTAGAGTCGTCGCCCCCAGCTTGATTGCGAAGACAGAGTATTGCTTAGTGCCGGAAGCATAAGGCAGTCTCGCACTGGCACTGGTAGTCCCCTGACCTGAGTTGACCTGTTCAGCCAGCATGAAGTCAGAGCGGATAATGGGCTTGTTGTCGAACATGAGCGTCCGTCCGCCAGCTTCATTGATGCCGTATTGAATCAAGCCAAGAGCACCAGCCGTTGTCGCCATTAGTGAGGCCAGACCAAGTTCCCGGTATACCCGGTCGATTTGACGAGCCAGACAGAAAGGCATCAGCCAGAAGTCGAAGCCATGCTTCAGTTCATCACTGATAACACGCATATGCTCCAGTGCCAATGCACCTTCGCCCTCGTCTATATCCCAGTCCTGCCCCCAGTTTACCGCAGCCCAAGCATGAAGACCATCCATCGACAGACCAGTGCCATCGTAGGTATAGTCGTCGTAGATAATCTTCTTGCCGAGCTTCTTAGTGACATCCCTCATCATGCCTTCGAGAGCCATCCGCTCATAATCGTTGACAGTCTGCCAGATAGCATTGTCAAACTTATCCAGCTTAGTCATCAGATAACAGATACGGAGAACGGCTGTCTGGGCATCGAAAGTAGCACCCTCGCTGAATATCGTGGAACCGCCCTGGCCAATATCGGCAACTGCACCCTCAAGGTTCGCTGATTCACGAAGCCATCGGATATATTCGCCGGTATGATTGGCCTGGACAAACCCGATTATATCAACTGGGTTTCCTCTCTTATAGTTCTCGTCCACCACGCCAGGGATAAGCGTGGGAGTCGTTGCTTTTAGCACTTCTGCTAGTGTACTGTAATAACCACCTGATAAAGCCACTTTGCTTTACCTCCCTTTATTTTATTTTTTACCTTTTGCGTTTTCGAGCATCTTCTCTGAGACGCTCTTTGAATCCCCACCACTAGACAAAACGGAAGCAGGTTTATTGGTTAGTCCAGCTGGCTTGGCTTTCCCCGGTTCTGTTTCGGCTGGCTTACTGCCGCTCTGCTTTAGAATAGCAGCAGCTCGAGCCAATCGCTCCGCATTGCCATCAGGCACAAGGTCTGCTAAGGTCTTCTCATCGATACCGGCTGCCATTGCTGACAACTTGATATTTAGAGAAGCCTCTTTCTTGGCAAAGGAAGCCTTTTCTTCATTGAACTTGGTTTCCCTTGATTTGACCTGAGCATCGTAGCCTTCAAGCCTTAATCTCTCGGCAGTATTAGATTGCCGGACTCTTAGTGAACCCAATGCTACCGGGTCATCCTTGACTGCATCAGCTTCAGCATCCATTTTAGCTCTCAGGAGTTCTGATACCTGACTGGACACAGTATTAAATTGCGTCTTCAGGTTTTGGTGTTCATCAGTTATCACCCTCAAACTTGCTTCGGCTGCCTCAGCCCGGCTTTTTTGTTCTCTGCCATCTGCCGAAAGAGCATCCAGCACCAACTTTTTGACCACATCACCAGCATACGCTTTGCCTTCCTCAATCGATGAAGTCAACTGTTCAGCAGTAGAAGTTTGGTCAGACCCTTCCTGAAGATTTTGTCCAAGGGGTGCCTTCCCTCCGTCCTTTGCTTTACCAGTTTTGTCCATAACCATTGAGCTTACCTCCCTATTAGAGTAATATATTTTCTTGCAACTTGCAAGTTTACTCCCTTAATTTAGCCAGTTTTTCCTCTATTTCCCCGCCTTTTGTAGTCCATCCCTCAATGAATTTCTCATAAGGCGTTAAGGCTTCTTTCCTCTTTTTCTCACTGATAGGAACCCAATCGAAGGCTATCACACCCCAAGCATCAAGGTCTTTATTATGAGCGCGGTAATCTTCTCTGGCTTTACCGAGCCGTGAGTCAATAGCCAGATATTCCAAGTATTTATTAAAGACTTCCCTAGTGGGAACTTTAATGAAGTCCCATTTCTCATGAGGCTTGTCCCAATACTTAGGATTCATATAGACCTCTTGGTAGAAGTCTTTGTGCTCCCACATATACCAGTCGTCGTCATACCACAGGTCAGTGCCGGTATTGAGTTTCCAGTTCTTAGGTTTGCCTTCACCAATGATTTTATAGTAACCGACATACGACTGAATGTGCTGCTCCGGGACAAACTTTTCGTAGCCGTTCCTCCGAATCTCAGCCAAGCCAAACTCGTTATACTTGCCACTCCCATCAAAGCGTAAGTCATAGACAGCCTGCTCCCTAGCCGTCCTGCCAGTTACAGGGTCTTTGACTGTATTATCCTTGTAGTTCGTTTTATCATTAGCGTCCTTAAACGAATCTATCAAGTCAAAGTTCTGTTTATTCTGGTCATAGATATTGTCGTATTCCACCGAAGGCACATCTTCAGGTCTGGTTTTGTAAATGTCCTTGCCGTTGATATCGAACATCGCTTTGGCAAAAGCAGGATTGTCTACTACAAACCGCTCTTGCCTTTTACCCTTTTGAGGTATCTCATTGAAGGCAACGTAGGTATCGACTAATGCAACTGGCAACCTTACGCCAGTATCGGGATTAGATAACTCGTAGGCTTCCTTCTTGCGTTTATCTGTCCTATATTGAGCGTTCTCAGGTTGAGCTAACCATTCCGCCCTTAATCTATCTTGTTCTGCCTCATTGGGATCCTTGATAGCTTTGTATTCAATATCCTTTTTCTTATAATCAGGATTGACCTCTATCCGCCATCGGGGGACTAGGTAATTATCAAGATATGCCTTATCCTCATCCAGAGATTCGGCTTTCTGCTTTCCCCAATAGTCCTCATTCATCAAGAAGTCATTGAGGGCAGGATTATCGTAGCGGTTCAGTTTTGCCTCAGCACTCAAACCGCTTGTTGTGTCAACTATCTGCATATGCCCAACATAGGCATCCACGATTTCAGGAGCAATCGGAGTTGTCCTTGTCCCTTGATTCATGGCGTCTACTCTGCGTTCTATGTCGTGAAATGTCTCAGTGCCTACCTTGGTGGCCCTGACTTCGGCATAAGCTCTATCTTTTGCTGTCAACCCATCCTTATCCTTTATCTTGTCATCAAGGGTATCATCTTCCTTTATGGCTTTCATCTTGGCGTAGAGTTCGGAGTTATCTACCCTCATCTGTAGATATTCCAGTGACTTATCGGATAATTTCAAATCCGCCCACTTAGCATAGTCTACGACTTTAGCCTCCTCCGCATCCGTGAGTTTTCTACCAACAAGTTTTTCAGCAGCATCAATAGCAGCCAAATGGTCTTTGAGTAACAGCAGGTCCGCCTCAACGCTGGTATGAGTCCCCTTGCTGACCATTTCTTCATAGGCAAAGTGAGTAGAAATAGAAGTCTCAGGCGGTAAAGTCATTTCAGGTATGGCAGCATCCGGCCAGTCCCATTCCTTTAAGAGTCCCTTAAATATATTGTAGGCTTCTTTGGTGAGGATACTGGCTTGTCCGAACATAGCAAACTCGGCGTTTTCTTTCGGATGTGCTTTAAGCCATTCGGTTTTTGGATTTATACTTATATCTGGATTGTCTTTAATAAACTGCTTCTTATCAGTAGCAGCGTTATATCCTAGTAAAAGTTCCCTTTGCCGTCTCGTTAAATTACCTCGTTCAGCATTGGGGTAATCTTGCTTATGAGCATTTAAGGCTGCCAGCCCCTTGAACTCGGTGCGTTCCTCTTTGCCCTCAACAATCCTGACTCTAGTATATTTAGCCCGCTCACCAGCATCAATTATTCTTTGCCTCTCTGCCCATTGGCTCATATAGTCGCTGATAATATCGCCCTTTGTCTTATCAAAGTTGTAGTCTTGCAGGCGAATATCAGGTAGAGTATTGCCTTCAGATTGCTCCATCTTGACAACAATATGCCCCAAACCAGCATAGCCTTTATCAGCCAATACTTCTTCGGGGGTTGAGGTTTCTAAGAGTTTCTTAATGCCGGAGTAGATATTGTTTCCCTGATAAATGTCAGGTTTCTTTTTACTTAATACCGGAGTTTTACCAATGACTGTCCCTAGCATCTCCTCTAGGTCCTTAATCTTCAGTTCCTTCTTGGCGCTTATATCGTAGCCACGCAAGCCGAAGAACTCAGCCGTAGCAATTAGAGCCTTCTCCTTTAATGTGCCACCTTCCAGTAAAAAGTTTTGTGTCCACAACATCATAAAGTTGCGCCCAACGGTCTTAGTAAAGTCCAGCACATTATCCCTTGTAGGCTCGCCAATATAGTTCTTGCCAGTAATAAGGTCTAAAGCGGTGCTTGCTCCGGGTGAAAGATTACCTCGTAAGAAATCAAGTGCAGGTTTGCCAACATCCCCAGTTCTCAGCATATTCCCAAAAACCTTGATAATGCTTCTTACCTTACCGCCAGGCCCAATCTTCACTCCCATAACATCCCAAGTGAAGAACTTATTACTGGTAGGGTCAAAGTGCTGCCAGATTTCGTCATCATCCTCGCCAAGAGCAATAGAGACTGCCACCGCCATAGCAGCGATGCCAGCAAAGCCCTGCGCTAGAGACATTCTGGCTAGACTACCTCTGACTCCGCCATGAACAATATCAAATAAGTAACCAGCGATAGCCCTGTTATATCTAGGAGCTAGAAAGGCAGCCGTCTCCACCTGTCTCTGTGTAGATGATACGCCAATTCTAGCACTGGAAGTCATCCCTCTAAACTCATTGATAAACTGGTCAACCTCCATAGTGGTTTGAGGATTGATACAACGATGGTCAAGGGACTTGGCTAACTCAATGCCAGCCACATCGATACAACCTTCAAAGGCTTTTTGGAATGACACAAGCGGTTTAACCAGAACGCCTAGCTTTTTACCTAGTCCGCCTCTGCCCATAAACTCGGTGAACTCAGTCCCTCTACCGCTAAGTATTAGAGTAGGATGTCTGTTAATCAAATCCCTATTGTTGGCGTAATATCGGTATTGAAACTCAGGGTCAAACATAGCCCTGACAAAGCCACCCCACGCTTTAGCATAGGCAACTGGTCGGTAAAACGATAGGAACTGAAGTTGTATAGCCATTGGAGAAGCATCGCCAGCCAGCATAAAGAATCTACCAATAGCATTAACCTTGTTTACCGCCCCTAGCGCTTCTATAAATTGTGGCTGTAATCCTTTTGTAAGTATATCCGCAATCTCTTTGGCTTCCTCTCCGGTGAATATCTTGCCCTGAAAGGCAGGGTGAGCGATAGACGCTTCTTCATACTTTACTCGCTGTGCTTCCTCTCTAGCCCTCGCCCTTTCATTTACCGCTTGATAGTATTCCAGCTTAGCTTGAGAGATAAGTGTCTTAGCCTCAGCGTCCAAAATCCTAACAGTGTCCGCCGTTTCGGGAAAGGGCTTTTGCAATTCAGGTATGAGAGTTCTCAAAGTATCGGCTTGGTCAACATAGACGGAAGCTATTGAGTTTATGGTATTGCTTGGCACCCTTTCGCCACGCACCGCCCTATTGAGTGCCCCTAATAATTGCTGTGCTTTACGCAATCTTATCCTAGCCGATTCAGCTTCCAAGACTAAGGCTTCTGGCGCTTTAGTCGTGCGCCAGTCAACCTTAGACAATACCCATTCCGCCATCTGCTTATCGGCAATCTTGTTGTAAGCGCCAAGAGTATTGTAGTAGAGCGCCTCATCGCTATTCATATAGCGGTAGCCAGCATTTATCCCATCGGAAGCGTCTTTGAAGATTCTAGTCTTTTCAAAGGGCATTTTAGCCCCGACACGCCCTCCAATACCTATACGCCCTGATTCTATCAATTCGCCAGAGTCATTGAATTTTCCCATAACACGGCGACCAGCATATACTCCACCATCTTCAAAAGATAGTTCGTTAATCTCAATCTCATTCCGTTTGAGAGCATCAAGTTTAGCCCTCTCTATTTCGTCAGCCCGCTTAATCCATTCCCTTTGTTGAGCCGTCATCTGTGCTGAGTATTTAGCTGGATTGGTGCGAATATCATCTATTGATATGCCAGTAAAAGGTTCGCTCTTCAACAAACCCATTTCATCAGTCTTACCCCATACCCTATCTTGTGTCCCGATTTCCCACAGGTGAGCCATAACAGCTTGAGCCTTCTGTGCCCCCTCATCTTTCAGGGTAGCACGCAGGATTATGGCTTGCCTTGCCGGGTCATTAGCCACCGCAGCAGGATTAAATAATCCCACCGCCTTTTTAACTAGAGGTAAATTAGCGACATTCCTCCAGAAGTCAGGTCTGGAATACACATCCACAACTTGCTGTGCAGGTTGAAGGTCTGGCATAACCAGCCTGTTATTCTCAATAGGTGCTGGTTGCGGTGGGTGAGTAGGAGATGGTTCATGTGGCGGAGGCACTTCAGGTGGTGGAGGTGATCGGACTACCCTATCCTCTGAGACGGTAACATTATCAGGCATAGGCAAGGTAGTTTCTTCAAGAACAGTTAATAATGGCGAAGGTGCTACTTCTGCTGGAGGGGTAATAGCTTCAGGAAATCCCATCTCCGTTCTAGTTTTATTTGCCTGTTTATCCAATTCAGCATTTATGGCATCTCGCTGTGCCTGATTTTCAGCAAGTGAAGTTTTACCAGTCATAAAAGCATCATTAACTTTTTTAATCTCGGCATCGGCTTTATTAAGAAATGGTGTCATTCGTTTTGTATATTCATTTTGCTGTTCCTGCGTAATACCTACCTGACCGACTGCTGAAGGTATTCTTCTTCCAGCTTCAGGCATACCAACTTCGGCGGTGGGAAGTTTGGGGAATATTAAAGGTTCTAATTTATTAAGATTAGCTTTAATTGCTTTTGTATTTCTAGTAGTTACAGATGTAATTAAATCCTTGATAACTTTGGTCGTTTCATCTGGAATTGGTAACTCCTCTAATAAGGCGTTAGTCTCTGTCAATCGTGATACTTCACCAACACTTAATTGGTCTGTCCAATCACGGCTAGTAAGTTCACGACTGAGTTTATCAAACTTTTCCCTCATATAGGCTTGGTCTTTATTGCCAGCATATTCCCTAAGAATATCACCAGCATTTTCTATCTTGACTGCTAAGAAAGCACCAGCATCAGTGTCTTTATTCCCTACTCTAAGTGGATTATTTTCAAGGTTAGTATCCCAATAAGTTCTAGCACCTTTAACCTCTGGGGTAGTAGGTATTGGTGCGGTTACTTCAGGTGCTGTTACAGCCACTTTAGGCGGTACAGCCTTGCCTTCAGCAGTAAGTCCTATCTCCCCTGGCTTGACTTCCATAGCCTTTATTCTGGCTGTCGCTTCTGGCGTTAAGCCTACTCTTTCATACCAATTCTTATATTCACTAGCCCCTTCAACTATCCCGCCTAGCGAACCTTGAGCATTGTCTAGCTTATTCTGTATTACACTATGAAGCGGATTGTCTGCCCCGATTTCATTGGTAAGCGAGGTTTTAATCCTTCGTATTGTAGAGATACCAGTTTGTCCTAGCCCTCCAAGCACAGTAGTAAGAAGGAATGTTTGGGGTGCTACTTCCTTAAAGGCTTCTACCCAATCTATATTCCCCTCTCTTAAACCCGCTTGAACCTCTATTGCCGATTGCCCTTTTTGGGTTATAGTTTCTGTAAGCAGTTCCTCCCCATATAGACTAAATAACTTACCCAATAGCTTACTAGCTATTGACTTGCCTACTACTTTTGTCAATGGTGTAGTTAGTATCTTAGCGAAGGCAAGGTTGCTTACAGCTTCAGGGAGTGCCTCCCATAATCCGTATTCTCTAGCTTTAGCCTCAAACCCCTCTTTTAATTTCTTTTCTTCTTCAGCAGTTATACCCTTCCCTGTCTTTTGAATACTCTCTTGATTTTTTAATTCCAAGTATTCTTGCGTTATCTGATAAGTCGTCATTGAATAGGCTACCGCTCCTGACGCAGCTGAGCCAGCAAACCAAGCAGCAGCCCTAGCCCCGGGGACAGGTGCTAATCCTATCGGAATACCAGCTGCAAGACCTACGCCCATTGAAGTCAAAGAATAAGCCATGTTCTGAGGTAAGTAAGCTATATCAGAGACTTTTATAGGTAGTCCAGTATCACCATATTTATCTGTAACCTTTTTAGCAAAGGCATCTAAATCTGTTCGTGCATCTTCTATAAATAGGTCAGCCCAATCCTTATCTACCACACTTGCCCCACCTTGCCCTTGAATGGCAGATAGTATAGAAGCACCCATTTGTTGAGGTAACTTGGTCAAACCCTCACCAAAAACTTTAAGCAGATTGGTATGTTTTACTACTTCTTCATCAATAATAGCTTGTCGTTCTTCCGGTGTTGGTATTCGTGGCTCATCCTTTGGCGTGGCGGGCATCCCATATAATTCCCACTGGTCGGCAAGGAGTTTTCCCCCAGCCTTACGATACGTCTGAAATGCTTTAGCTCGCTCTTGTCTTTCGGCAGGACTGGTAACTGGTGGGGGTGGTGTATAACCCAATCTTTCATAGACTGAAGGCTGTAGTAACTTTTGCTCAGACAGTGGAGTGAATTGTTTGGTGTCCAGATTATAGTTGCCAACCCATTTACCCAAATCATCGTAAGCCCTTTGGTCAGCAACATCTATGGTTAGCAACTTCCTAACTCCATCAACAGGCAAGACTAACCTCTGGACACTGAATATCTGGTTTATCCTTTCCGGCTTGAACCCTATATATTCAAGCAATCGGCGTTTCTCAGTTGAACTACCCCCGGTCTGCATAGTCTCAATGAAAAGGGGAAGGTCTTTCTTGAGCAATTCATTAAATTCATCGATACTCTTGAAATCAGGGAATACAGCACTGATAGCCGTCTTGAGGCGTATTTCTTGTTCCGTGAAGTCCAAAGTCTGCAAGATACCCTCTTCAGTAACACCCATGAGTCTAAGGATATCCTCGCCCTCAGTCTTGCCCACCCTGGTAAAAAGGTCATCGATGAAGCCCTTATAGTCATCGGTCATACGTCTTTGCAGTTGGTCGATAACCATATCCGGAATCTTATCAGGGGAATATCCGTAGCTGTGAGCAGGGTCAAACATAAGAGGATAGGCAGAACGCAACCGGTTCACTAAGTCCTCATTAGCCTTGACTTTAACCTGTGGTGCTTCAACCAGAGAGAAAGACGGTTCACCCTCGGCCATCGGAGTCATCTTGACGACACTACCCTTTGGCACATCGGTTTTGGAGAAACCTAAATACCACGCCTGTTCTGCGGTTAGGTATTGCTCGTAAGGGATACGCCACTCAACGAGCCTTTCCTCAGGGGGGCGTGCTAAATCTGCCAGTTGCCCAGGTTTAACGAAGTAACTGGGAATAATCCCGTATTGCTTGGCAATATCAGTTACATCTACCTGGGGAACTCCGGTCTTTATTGGCTCTACTGGCTCGACAGGTGGTTGTTCCAGCTTGAACTTTTCGACAGTCTCCTTCCACTGTTCAAAATAAGGAATCAAAGCCTCGTCTTCAGGTGCATCAGGAAACTCGCCGGTCATAGAGTATTGCGTAGACCAATCACTCCATGCCTTGTCAGTCTCGTAGAGTTCCTTGAAATTGACGAGAGGCTTAACAGGAGTCTCTTCCTCTACGGTTTCGTCAGGTGGTTCGTCAAACCATCTTTTGTGAGTAGGGGAATAAATTTTTTTAGTATTTGTTACCATTACTGGCTGGCCGGAGTCAAATTCCATCTATCACCTTACCATAGGTAGTTGCTGTTACACAGTCCTGAAAGGCTTTCGTGGAGCCGGGAGCATCTTACGAGCTCCTACTGTTTGCCTTATCTGCTGTATACCTGGGGCGAAGTTCGTATTATTACTGGTCGGTCTGGTCATGGCCTCTCTTACCCGGCGGTCAAATTCTTCGTGATTTAGCTTGGTCATATTATTTAACCTCCGCTCTGTTTCTACGGACGACGGCCTCCCGGCGCTCGCTGCGTGTGTCATTCTCTTCAGGTGTTTCCATTGTCTCATCACCAGGGGCTTGCTGGCCACCACCCTGCTTATCAAACAAGTCAACTAACGGCTTAATAGAAGAACCAGCTCCCACTCCACCCTTTTGAGGGGCCAGTCCCATAGGATTCCCCATCGCCCTCTGCCTCAGCACCATTTCTAGTTGCTGAAGTGTCATTTCAGCAAGGATATCCTTGCCGTCATCTATCTGCTGATGACCTACCAGATAAAGAGTTTGGGCAATATCGCCGGCCTCGCCCTTCTCGGCCCGGGATTTCATTATCTCTCCGGTCGGATTATCAAATTTTAGAATCTTCTCGTAGATTGTGTGTGTCGATACACCGATGGCCATAGCTTGCTGTCCCATAGCCATATTAGCTATATCGACTTCCGGAGAAGTAGCACGGAACTCATACTTGGTCGAAAACTTCTTGTCGATATCTGCCGCCGAGTATTCTCTTTCATATCCCTCTTCACCGATAGCCACCTTGTAACCAGCCTGGACATACTGCTTCTTTATCATCTGCGACGAAGCCCGGTAGAAGAGAGCCATTGCGTTCAACCTGGGTATGAAGATAGAATCCCGTTGACTCTGAAGGTTCTTGATGGCGACGGCTGATAGTGGGAAGGAGAGATTCCCGTAGTCGATGTTAGACAGACTACCGCGTTGTAGTGCTGCGACGAGCATATTGTAGAATAGACGGGTAGCGTTCTTAACGTCATTGATAGGGATGAGCCGGAAGCCACCACCCTTATCGACTGATACAGTCTTCCTCATACCACCGACAGCCCCTTTGGGAGCCGTCGCTTCTGAGCCCTCGTCACTTTCGTATTCGTAAGAGCCCTCGAAACTCATTGCAGTAAGTGTTTGAAAGATTGAGGCCGCCCTATGCAGTTCCGGGATAAGACCCCTGTTAGAGGCAAAGATACTTTCCCCCTTATACTTCAGCCCACCCACATCCATAAGGCTTTGCAGACCGGCCCCGGACTGCTCATAGACGAATGGGGGATATCCCAGGCCATGCTCTCTCGGTCTCTCCGCATACCTGGCCGCATCATTTGTCTGAGAACCGCCCTTATAGAGCAAGCCTGCAATGTAAATCTCATTTACAATATCATCCCAAAAGTCTGTGCATATTGCTCCTTTGCCCCGGATGACAATGCCATAGTCTCTTTCGATTTGTGGCTTAGTCCGGTAGACTTCCGCCGCTCCCCATATCATGCCGGTCGAGTCATTCTCGTAGAAGAAATATCGAGTATCGATTGGCGAGATATCCGGTAGGAACTTGTCGCCGTCTTCTCTCATTAAGCATCTGGCAACCATTGAGCCTCTAATAAGTATTTGCTCAAGTAAGAAGCCATACAGTGAAACGAAATGCACATTGGCCACCATCAGGTCATTCATGTAGTGAATATCCCGATAGAAGTCCTCAATGGTAGTAGTCTCTTTATCGGACAGTCCCTTGCCAAAGACGATACGCTGCATATTGGCGCCGTTCATAATAGACTTGCATTTCTCCAGGAATACCTCAGCCTCATTCATGGTGACATTGATGACATCCGGAGTCTGTTGTCCGTCAAGGTTCATCATCTTGTAAGGGTCAAGGATAGCCAGTTTGCGGTCGTCATCCATGCGTTTGAGGAGTCCGCTACCCTCGACTTCCTGTTTCTTATCGATGACTAACTGGTAATTTTTGTCATACTTAGCCATAGTTCACTCCTTAGTAGCGAGCCACCTGCGGTCCGGTGCCGCCCTTCTTGCGATTGAAGGTCATCATAACGGCATCGGCCACATCTGGAGACTTGCTTCCTCTGGCCTTTGCGTCCTCTTTACTTTCTATCTGGAGCAGTCCCCTGACATTGTAAGTATATCGTATATCGGAAAGCTGTGCCTTTATCTTATCATTTTTGGGTAGAGAGAGTTCGCCATCCTTGAGTTTCTCATTGAAGTCCCAAAATCCTTCCGCTCTCCGGTTGAGGTATCGTTCCGTATCCATAGCCGGCTTGCCGGAGTCAAATTCCATGACCTTAAACTCTTCCCCGATTTCCTTTTTCAGCACATCGTATATTCCGGCGCCGAGTCCGACCACATCGACATAAGTTCGGACTGGTTTATATTCCTTGATGAGTCTGGCCGTTCTGCCGATGGTATAGTTAGAGTCCTGGTGTCCCCATGTAATAGTATCGAGGACTTTATTACCTTGTCTGACTGCGAAGCAGCACTCGTCGTCTCCGTATCTAGCCACATCGAGGGCAGCAATCCTGAGCGCCTTATCATAACTTGAGTGTTCGAGTTCCCTTGCCATAGACGATTCAATATCGGAAAGGCGGCAGAGGTTATTGACGCCGGCCTCCGGAAAGTCACCGAGGATAAAAACAGTATAGAGGAAAGACCCCTTGCCCCAGTTTGTGAATCGTTCTGCGACTTTAGCTGGGCTCATCAGTTGTGGGAAGGGCAATTCCTGTCCATTCCACTTTTTCTGCCATTCCCCGGTTTCGATATCTTCTTGTGTAATCCCGAAGGTAGTCAAGTTCGGTGTATCAAACGCAGAGATATGGTATTTCCTGTAGAGTGGTGAGTTAAAAGTATCCCTGAAGGCTCCTACAGACTGTGTAGGGTTAGAAAGTAGTAGTTCATGGGTATTCCCGGTCGAGAGGGGGTTCTCGATAGCCCCAAAGATGTCATTAGAGAGTCCCGCGGCGTCGTCGCCGATGACCAGAACATTGACATTGTGGTATCCCAGCATCCGTTCAGGTTCATCTGTAGCGAATCCTACGGCAAAATGGTCACCTGACAACTCAAGGGCTTTCCGGGTAAGACTTCCCTCAAGGGGGAACTTGGCCTGAGAGAAGGCCAGTCTAATCTCACGCCAGAGCACATCTTCGACCTGCCGGTTAGTTGGTGCTGTAGTGATAACCGTTGCCGGGGGGTAGTTATACAAAAAGGCAAGAGCGATTCTAGCCGCAACATAACTTTTACCGATAGCCTCGCAGCTTCTCACTGTAGTCCGGGGGTAGTAGAAGCACGACTGAGCAATGGCAATCTGCATTGGCCAGAGTTTACCGCCGAGGACAGTTTCAATCCACCAATCGGGGTAGACCCTAGCCTTAGAGCGGATTTTATCACTGATTTCGGGTGATGGTGCTATGTCTGTCGTCATGTTTTTATCTTTGGTGGGTCAACCCTAAGCATTTTAATAAATCTACCTCGTTTCCAAAACCGATATGCAGGAGTTATTTTAATTAGCGTGGACCCATTGAAAACTTCAGGTAGGTCAGGATGTTCAACCACGATTTCAATGTTATCAGCCCAACGCTCATCATCTAACTTAATACTGTGAACTTTTCCGCCTTCAAACTGCAAGTAGCCAAGTAGCGCTTCTTTGGAGATAGTGATAATAGCTGCGTTATGCTTTGTTCTGTCCATTCGACCTCCTCATGTTTTATACGCCTCGTCCCAAGCAGGGTAATATCCGGCATCTTCCGGTGCTGGTACTGACTTCATTCCCTTCA